GGGTTTGCTGAGGTTACTGGAATACGAACAGCGCCATCAGTGTAGTCATCTCTTCGTCTTCTACCAACTTGCTCGTTAGCAAACTTCTGTACCTCTTGTTTATATTTATTTTCATATAAAGTCAACATATCTATCGGACCTTTTAAAAAGCCATAGGCTTCTGATAGACAACAATATAAAAGACCATTTGGAAAGTTAAGACTTATATAATTAGTTCCATCACCCTCTAATAATGCAGGAGCTGCATTATAATGAACTCTAAATGAATAGGTTTGATCAGGAACTGGAGCAAACATCATTCTTCCAGATGTAGTATCAGACTCTCCTGTAGCACCACCAAACATAGCGTAATATTTTGGTTGTCCTCTTTTAGCTGATTCAGTTGATGAAATATATTCTTGTAAATATGTAATATCTTTTTTTTCTAAAAATACATTAGCTCCTGTGGTAGCAGAAGTAGAATCATAAACTTGTATAGCTCTAATAAAAACTGCTCCTGCTGGAGCGTTAATTGTTTCCTGACCAACAACTAAATTACCTGTTTGTTGTTTCCTATCAGCATCAATAGGAACATCTCTAAATATTCTATATTGTGCGTTTAAAATAATATTTTCTAAAACACTATCTGATAAAACATTTGAATCTGTTTCAGTGTAACTTCTAATTTGTGTTTTTAATCCTGATGCACTTAATCCTGCCATTAAATAACTCCTGCTTGTCTTAACTCTCTACAAGTTGGACAACTTTTTTTATACCTATTGTGTGTGCCACATTTTTTTGGTTCTTCTTCATGCACTGGAACATCCGGTTCTGGCATATCTTCATATAAAACAAGATGTTCATCTTTAGTCTTATTAGGAGTAAACCACCCTTTAATTTTATTTATAATATATTTAATCATGCTTCTAACGTAACTGGTCCTACTGAACAACCAATGCCTCCTCCTTTTACTCCCCCTTTTGTAGCAGTATCTGTGTCAACTGTAAAATGAAAAAAATTTGCTACGGCGTAATCTGTGCTAACTCTTGCACCATCTTTGAATATTCCAGTTGTAATCGCATAACCAGCTGCTTTTGCAATATTAGATCCAGATATTCCATCAAAACTTCCTGGATCTGCATATTGAAAACTACTACTAGCTGAAGTAGTTGGTTGACCTCTAAATCTATAAGTTGTTCCATTTGTTAGACCATGACCTGGAGCAGTTACATTTATTACTCTTGATCCTGCTTCATAAGTTTCAAAACCATTTTCAGGTATTGAGTAAGCAACAGCATTTTCTGTTCTTGCTGTTCTAACATGTCTTAATGCAATACCATCAGCACTACTTGGTTTTGGTTCTAACTGGGGTTGTTTTGGTTCAAATTCAGATATATGAACTAAAGATCCATTC